TTAATTTTTGGACTTTATAAGGGATTTAATATGATCGATTTCCGCTTCTAAGTCGCCCACACGATCATATAATACAGTCGGGTCGGGTAACTCAAAGGAAAGATGCATTTTGACCGCCCAAATCTCTTTTATTTGTGAAGGTTCTAAAGTTGTATTCGGGTGTTCTTTTCTGTTGTCTGACTTTAAATATAAGTTTTCGTATTTTTTTAAACGATTTAAAACACGTTTAACTAGAACACCTTTATCGCTGACAACTACATATATACGGTTATCTTTCACATCTTTAATCCAGTTCTCCACCCATTCTCCAACAACATAACATCCATCACATAACGTTGGATACATCGAATGTCCTGAAACTTGAAACATTCTAAAAGTTCCGTTTTGGATATTTGGCAAACTAAACGTTGGTAACGTTTGTATAAACTCGTTATCGCCATACCCTGCTAAATATCCAGCGGCTGCTTTAACTGGAACTAAAACAACATTGTCTTTTCCGCTAGTATCTACAGTAACAACTTTTGGCATCTTGCTGTAAAGAGGCGATTGTCCCTCATTTACTGAAAGTGATACATTTTCTTTACTTTTCGTTTCTTCCGAAAATGTGACAGTTTTTGTGACATTTTCAGACTGTGACATATCCTTTACATTTGGTTTTAGCATTTCGCCATCTCCCAAAACAAACCAAATAGGATTTATATCTATATAAGCATGTAGAATTTTCTCTATAGTATCAGAGTTTAAACCAGCCGAATTCTTAATTGCTTTACCAATTAAGCCTACAGATAGACCCGCATCTACAGTAACATTATTAGGATTCAAACCTTTGAATTCCATGTATTTGCATAGTCTATGTGTAATTTTTTCTATACTCATATTGAAATAAGTCTATGTTTTTGTTTGTTCGTATTGAAAAATATCTATATTTGTATCACTCTAACGATACAAATGTATAATAATTTTTAAGATATGAGCATATTAATAACACAAGCGAGAAAATTTAAAACGTGGGAACTGCTTCATAGTATGACAGGTAAGAGCAAAGTTTATTGCAAAAAAGTGGTGATAAATGAAAGAAAGCAAGATTCAACTGCAGCCAAACTAATCATGGAAAAGTTTGCTGAGCTAGAAAAAATTCTAATCAACTAGTTCTAAAAGATGCAACTTTTACCTAACGACATCCTAATTCGTAATTATAAAGACGGTGAAACCTTATGGGTATCACAACGCCTTGTATTACAAGTTTGTCAGGTAACTGAGGAGTATTTAAGAACTAGAGCTAGAGCATTATTCAAAAAATCAATTCAAAAAGGTTACAAATACGGTGACTTTTTACCCAATACAGGAAGCGCATGGCGCTGGGGCAAAGCAAACGGAACGTTCTACTACGACTACGAATGTTTACCCGACCGAAAACCTACGCATTACCGTTCAAAATTTGGTACAAAGCACGAGCTTCTACAAGCGTATGAAGCTCTGCAAAGTTCCGATAAATCAAACAAGCAAAACCAAATTACTAACGCCATTCAGGCACAAGTAAAAACGTTCCTTGACAATACTGACATACACCATTATATGTATAAAGCTATTGTAGCATTCAATCAAAATCAGGCACAAGAAATGGCAACCGCTAAAGCTTGGTGCGTGTGGATGAATCAACAATTAGAAAACGACAATTTCAAGGCTTTAGGCATCAACAAAAAACAAGACTTCTATCAAGTTTGCACGGATATAGTTGCACCAATGAAACTAGAAGGTTTCAAAATCAATTCAGCCGCTTATTTGCGTAACAAACTAAATGATTTCGCCTTAACGGATGGCTTGGAACAATTGAACTTCTTTATTTCTAGCAAATACGGAAACGACAACGCTCTAGTTGTGGGTAAATACCCTTTACTAGACGAATCAACAGGGCAAATATTCCAGTTCGATATACACCAAGCAATGATGTTCAATTTGTATATGAATCCGGGTGCATCATCAAAAGAGTACATCCGTACACTTTGGGAGCGTGATTATTGCGAGGATGTGCAAGAATTCGACTTACAGCCTGTGGCTTATCGTACTTTTTGCCACCATTTAACACGCTTCAATAACCAAATTTTGACAGCAAAAGCACGTCACGGTGAGGAATACTATAAAAAACACGTACAGACTTATGTTACTTCCGAACCTTTAAAATTCGCTCACTCATTATTTGCTGGCGATGGTTCGGGAACTATCAATTATAAATACCAAAAAGCAGACGGCAAATGGGCCACAATGAAACTATATGTTATTCTGATTACCGATGTAGCAAGCAAATTCATAGCGGGATGGTCACACGCCCCAATGGGTTCACACAAAGAGACTGAAAAAATGACCAAAGATGCTGTAAAAATGGCAATTCAAAACGGTGGCAATCAAACGATGTTCGAATTCATATCCGATAATCACGGGGCTTTCACATCAGCAGAAAGTAAAGCATTTTTAAACCTTGCTTTCAATAAAAGACGAACTATTGAAGCGGGTAACTCACAAGCGAATCCAGCAGAAACCCAATTCCGATTGTTTAAACGTAGTTTAAAAGACATTAAAAACTTCCTTTCAACTTCGTGGGATGCAGGAATAGAAGGTCAAGTAAATCCCGATCATTTAGATATTAAAGATTTACCAACTTTTGAAGATGCCGTAATTCAAATGCACGAATTAATCAAACGTTGGAATCAAACTCCACTTCGTGATAAGGTAACACCAACCGAAAGATTTTTAAACAAAAACCCACAATGTCAACCATTAGAACCTGTAGTACTACGCTATTTGTTCGCTAAACATACCAAAGTCGATGTAAGCTATATGCGTGGTTATGTAAATGTGTATCGTACCAAAGGATATTCAGATAGTCAATTATTCCAATTCGAAATACCAAGCTATAGCGGTGCTGGAACTGAACTTATTGCTAAAGCAACTGGTTACACCACAGGAGCGGAATTAAAAGTGGTTTGGGATGAAGAAATGGCAGACCTCTACACGCTAGACGGTAAGTTTATAATGAGTTGCCCTCGTGTTATTGGTGCAAGCCAATCACATGCCGAATCTTCGGAATCTGGAACTAATGCATTAGGTAGATTGTTGAATAGAAAAAAAGAGCAAACTCAATTTGTAGATGATTTTGCAACGAGTTTAAATGAAGTTACAGAAGGATTGAACTACGTGCATTCTATGGCACTTGGTGGAAATAAAGAAACTTATAATTCAGAAAAATTAAATAACGAGAATACTAACCTTAAAAAAGCTACCAAACAGAGAGTAAATAGAGACTTTAACGACTCTGAATGGTAACATTAAATTTCAAATCTATGGCAAAGTTAACACAAATTCAGAAACTTGAACAAATACCTACAGCAATCGAGGTGTATTTGTCCGAAAACAACGCTAATCAAGTAGCATTAGCAAAATTGGCAGGCATTGATAAAGCCTATGTGAATCACATTTTAAAAGGAAATGAAAACATTGGCAAAGCAAAAATTGCCGATAAGTATTATGAAGCTATTGCTCTAGCAATTGGTTTCAAATTAGAAAAAACCTATTGGCAACACTTCAACACGTTCAATTTCAAACAATCAATTATCACTTTTGAAAATGCACGTGAAAAGAAAATTAGATTAGGAGTTGATGGCGATACAGGACTTGGAAAAAGCTACGCAGCTGCTAAATACAAACAAAAGTTTCCTTCACAAGTATTCCTAGTTAAATGTTCAGGAATCGAAAACTCCAAAGAGTTCGCAATCAATTTAGCTACCGAAGTAGGTGTGACTACTACAGGAACTAAAGGCGCAATTATCAAAAGAGTGTGCGAGAAAATCAAAAATCTAGGCAATAACCCGATGTTAATTATTGACGAATTCGAAAACTCCAAAGCAGGAAACATCCCAACCGTTAAAACCATTGCAGACGAATTACAAGGTTATGCTGCAGTAGTTGTTATTGGTATTGATGTTCAAAAAATGCTCGAAAAAGGGTCTGAAAGTCGCAAAAACGGATTTATCCAAACTAACCGTCGCTGGTCATTTGGCTGGACAAATTTAGACCCATCCATTGAGGAGGATATCACGCTTATCTGCCACGAATTGGGAATAAATAATAAACCCACAATCAACTGGCTTTTAAAAAGAGTAAAAGACTTTGATTCGCTTAAAAACATTTGTACCACGGCACTCGAAGAAGCCGAAATAACAGGTCAAGAAGTAACTATCTCATTGTTAAACGAATTATACCCATTATGATAACATTCTATCCCTCCAGCAATCTATTAATCATCAGAAATGATTTAAGCAAAATAATAAAAGCCTACAGCGGTGCAATTGCAAGAACAATGTGGCAAAGTGAAACAAAGAATGATATAACTCCTAAAATTCAAGCTATGACAGTAACTAAACAATGGTTAGAAAACAAAATTAAGGAACTCAATGATTGGCTTTTTGATAATGAAAAAGGCAATCATTTTGAATATGCTCCCAACAAACATAAACGAGATTATTATGTACGAAAGCTGATAGAACTCGAAGAAAACCAACTGGGAACGATAAAAGTTTAGTCTATGAGAGAATCATTTGTAAAAAAATCATCCAACGCCTTTTTTGAAGGCAAAAAAGCCAAAGTTTTAAATGACATCAGCAACATTGGCAAAGAAACTATCAAAGCAGGAACTACGGTAATTATTGAAGGTAAAAATTGCCGAAACCGTCTTTATCTAAACGTAAAACAAGGCGCAATACACATAAACGGAGTTGCTCCTTCAGATTTAGAACTCCTGAAAGAATCAGAAACCGAATGGCCGATAGAAGCCGATACCCTAGACTTGAGAGAATACGAATTTAACATCATAAAATAACAAAAATGGAAGCAACAAAACCAATATCAGAGTACACAGCAGCCGAATTAAAAGAACTGGCAAAACAAAAAGAAGCTGTAGAGCAAGAAAAACAAATTAAGCGTAAAAAAGCCTACGATACGGACAAAGAGAACTTTTTAAACGAGGTTGCCACAAAATTTACAGAGGTAAAAGGAATCCTTTTATCACTTAAAAACGATACCATTAGCCACTCCGAAAACTTCAATGCATTGAAGTACCAACTAGAAGATAAAGCGGTTAAAGAAGCCAAAAGTTTCGAACTTAAAAACGACAATGTAAAAATTGTAGTCGAAAATCAAGATAAGTTTGATTTCAATGACACCGCAATCGTTCATATCAATGCCATCAAGGACATTTTTAGAGAAAAATTCGAATCTAGAAACAAAGGCTTTTACAATCTTTTAGATTCAATTCTAATGAAAAATTCAAAAGGAGAATACGATGCCAAACTATTAAACAAAGCCCGCCGTCAAGCCAAAGAATTAGGAGATGAGGCATTAATGGAGGAATTCGACAAACTGAACGATTGTCTTGTAGTGGTCGGAACTGCAAAGTATGTGAGAGTTTATACCAAGGATGATAAAAACCGCTGGAAAGATGTTTCCTTGAGTTTCTCTAGCCTGTAATTTAAAAAATAATAAAGATGGGAACAACAGTTTTTTTACACCTAATGAAGCATCATATAGATTTTTTAGCTCCTGTTATAGAAGCTAGAATGAAGCTTTTAAAAAATAGAATAGTTAAACAAAATGCTGATGATTGGTACGACCTTGATGAGAGTCAAATTCATAGTAAATGTATTGATAAAAGCCTTGAGTTTGAACGGCTAAATCAAGTTTTAAACGAAATATACAAGTAAGATTAAAACAATCCCGAAGGGCATACACTTACGTTCGAGTCGTAAGCGGGAGCGAAAAATGAAAAATTAATACAAATGAAAGCAATCGGAATCACACAATTTCTGGAAAAGTCCTTCGATGTTTATGAATTGGAAGGCGAATGGTTAGACAGTTTCGGGCAAATTGAAAAAAATTTCAAGATGTCTGTAACTGGTGAATCAGGTGGCGGTAAAACCGAGTTGGTTGTCAAACTTATCAAGGAATTATGCTTAAAATTCAAAACCAAAGCAGATTATTTCTCTTATGAGCAAGGGCATTCCAAGTCGTTGCAATCCGCTATCCAACGCAATAACATGGAGGATGTAAAAGGAAAAGTAATGTTTATTACAGGCGGTACTTTTGATGAACTTCTAACAAGGTTAAAGCGTAGAGCTTCGGCAAAAATTGTAATAATTGATAGTCAGGATTATTCTGAATTATCAACCAAACAGTACAAAGAGCTTATCAAAATCTTTCCTAAAAAATCATTCATTGTAGTGAGTTGGGCAAAGAACGAAAAACCAAAGAACCAAGCAGCTAGAGACATTGAATATATGTCTTGTATCAAAGTGTTTGTAAAGGATTATAAAGCGTATCCTCGTAGCCGTTTTGGAGGCAACAAAACCTTTGTGATTTGGGATAAAAAAGACAATACACCAGTACAAGGAAAACTTTTTTAAGATGAGAGCAAAAAAACAAACATTCAACACTTTTACAGATTCAGATAGTCCTGTAAATAACTATTTCAACAACAAAAAAAGGGTTGTTGAAGCTCCAAAAAAGGAAAGCGAGCAATCTCTTTCTGCCGAAATGGAACTGATAATGAAACGTAAGCGTAGTGTTATTCTAACGATTGCAACTCATACAGGTATAAAAGAGGCTGACAGCTGGACAAAGTTTAATAACTGGATGCTGAACTCATCAGTTCACAAAAAAACCCTTAATGCTTACGATTATGACGAACTGGATGATTTAACAAAACAGTTTCAGGCATTGAAGGTAAACTTTGAAAATAGTGCCGAAAAGATGGGTACAAAAGCGTGGCATCACGCTACAGGAATCCCGAAACCATCTACTAATTAGGCATAAAAAAAGCCCTAAATAATACTATCTAGAGCCTTATCAACTTGGCGGTTGTAAGCTTCAAAGATAGTATTAAATGGCTTATACCAAAGAAAATTTTTTAAAAAGAGTTCTTGAAATTCAGACTATTGTCTTGCATCATCGCAAGCAAGAACTGTTTTTCAAAGAAATTTTCCATAAGCATATTGAAAATCAGTACCACATCTGTAAAAGAACCTTCGATTCTTATATGGGGATCAATGCCAAAAAAGAACTGCGGGAACTGCGGGAAAAGAAGCAAAATACGAACCAATTAACCCTTTTTTAAATGACACACGAACTCAAAATACATCCTGAATATTACAAAGATGTTCTATTAGGATTAAAGAAAGTAGAAATCCGATTTAATGATCGTAATTACCAAGAAGGCGACCTCTTAATTCTCAATGAATTTGACCCAAAAACAGAAAAATATTCAGGCAGTTTTGAAATTAGAAAAGTGGATTACATCATTCGTGATGTGGCGGGTTTAGCTTCTAGTTATGTGATTATGCAAATTTCAAAACCTTTGTAAGATGAGAAAAATATTAAAAGTAATAGATACATGCCATGATTGTTTTCATTGCAAAGCATTTTTAGCACAAAAAGACAACTATACGGCTACTAAAATTTGTGATTTTGCGAGTGATACTGATAGTAAAGTTCATTCACCTTTTTTATTAGAATTGACAACTTCAAAGGTTTCTACTGCATTACTCATACCTGAAAATTGCCCTCTTGAAGATTATAAAAGTGAAGCATTATGAAAATAAAATTAAACCTAACAGCCGATCAAGTTTTTGCCGTTGCAAAACTTTTACAGCAAGTGTACGACTTGTTTCCTTCTGTTAATTGTGAACAATTATCAGTACGCTCAATAGCTTTTGATTTAGATGAGAAATTCACAGCTAAACGTAAAGTATTGCTAAAGAAAAATACTCTTTTTGATGTAGGTAAAGAGTATGAATTGAGCCTAAAATATCATGAAGCGGTTGCTTTGCGAAAAATCATTTCCAACTTAATAGAAACTGTAAACGATGTTAAAGCAACCAATGATTTAAGAATGTTATATCACTTTTTACATCAAAAAACAGCCTAATGCATACTAAAAAAATAAGGTCAAAACCTCTCGACAAATCAGAATCAATATTCGAATACGAGGCACGACTCAAGAAAGAAGCAATTGAAATAGCAAAGAATTTCGTTCACACCAAACCAGTAAAGTATTTATTAAAATAGCGAGAAAATGGATTTAATCACTTACAAAGTAATCTTTAAAGAGACAGCAGACGAATGGTTATTTCAGTACCGAAAATCAGACGGTATAATTTACAATTTCATTAATCTAAAAGGGAATAGAATTATATCATTATTGGCAAATAACCAATTTCCTGAAAGTACTAAAATGATGGAAGAATGGACTAAATACAAAAAAAAGATAGACATCAAGCTTGTGCTGGATGATTATAAGTTTGAAACTTTTTGGGACAAATATGACCTCAAGCAAAAGAAAGAATTTGCAGAAAAGGCATACGACAAACTAACATTAGTCGAAAAAATAGCCTGCTTCGATAAACTAACCAGTTATGATGCTTATGTCAAAGCAAAAGGCATTAACAAACAGTTATTAGTCACTTGGATTAATCAAAAACGATACAACGATGAATTTAAAATTTAAAACTAAATACTATGTCAAAACTCACTTTTAAAACCAAGCCACCAAGAAAAGGATGTGTGAATCATCAGAGCTTTATGACTCATGAAACTGTCAATTTAAGAGATAAATATCCACCTTCTGAAGTACAGAACAAAGCTCACAAAATTGTTTCTGAAACAATGTGGGAGCTAATAAGAAATCTTAAAGAGCTTGGGTATGATGAAACAAAAGTTGGGTTTTATATACATTATTTAAACAACATTTAAACAAATGGAACAACATACTCAACTTTTGATAAAAGCAGAAAAAAAAGAATCTTTTTCGAAAGGATTATTAATCGGTTTTAGCCTTTCAGGATTTCTTTTCTCACTATTCTTACTTTTTTTGTTTTATAAATAGTTTAAAACCGCTTGTAATTCAAGCGGTTTATTTATTTTTGATAACCTTTAAAATATATTCAAATGAAAAAATTACTAATACTTCCATTAATGGCATTCTTTTTGTTCTGTAATTCAGAACCAAAATATACTAATTGCATCGAAACATCTTTCAATTTAAACAAAGAAGCTATCAATAAAGTAGTTGAAATTGATACCACAAAAGGCAATTACACCATTGAAATAGCAAACGAAATCAAGATTAACGGCTTTGATGAACAAATAATTTTGAATGATGAAGGAAGTTACCAAGCTACCAATAAAATGAGTGGCGACACTTTAATAATTCAACATTTACCGACCGAAAACACACCATCAAACGTGCTTAAATATGGTTCGGAATATAAATTTTATAACTAATGAAAAAATTACTACTCGTATTACTACTCCTTCCAACGCTTTTAATAGCGCAAAACCGCCCTGATTGGGATTATGATGTACAACAGCCAATAAGTGCTGATTTTCCGCAAAAACTCCCTTTTTACAATGAGTATTTGCCATTGCAAAATACCTATTATGAGCTAAATGTTACTCTGAATAACGTTAGAAAGCTGGTAACGGATCAGTTAAAAATGTACTCAAAACAAAACGCACCATCGGGACTAGGATTTCAATATGAAATTTACACCAACCCAACGCATAGAGAACCGCTAAAAGTGAAGTATAATACATTTACGGCTTATGGCTTGGAGGTTGTAAAATCTATCGAAATAACAGGCGATTTTAAAGATGTGGCGAAGTTGTTTGTTTATATGTACGACACTAATTATTCAGTTAATGAAATGCCAATAAATCAAGCTTCAAAACCGTACAAACAAGATTATGCAGTATTCACGGTACTGAACACTTTGAAAGCTTCAATGGTAATCACAAATACCAAATACAAAGGCGATACTGCCAGTTTTATAAAGGATTTTAACAAAGCAAAAGAAGCTTTAAAAACGCCAAACTAATCAAATTCATACGTTAGATTTTTATTTAAATCCAGTTTATCATAATCACCCGCTTGGTACTTATCAAGCGGGTTTTTTCTGCCCTTAAATGAGCATTCATAAGTCAATAAATAAATATCAACAATGCTATCCATTTTATTAAACCCCTCCGAAACAATTTCGAGTTTTCCAGTAGTTTCACTTTCGATGGTGCTGGCTATTGCATCTATAGTGGCAATGAAATCTAGGAACTTCAAACCAAGATCACGATTAAGCGAAATATTAGACGTATCACGCAATTGCTCATAACAGCAATAGAGCGTTACGGTGGCGGTTGGCGGTTGTGATTTATAATCTATATCCCAATCGGCTAACAAAGCGGGTTGGCTAAAGAGTTCAAAGTTTTCTTCAAACTGATCCTGTCCTGCATAAATGTCGATATAAAGGTTTGGTGCGATGCCAATAGCCGTAAACTTATCCTTGTTTTCTTGTTTGCCAAATTCGGCTATGAGTTTTTTGTAAAATGTATTCATTACTTTAAAATTTCAGTTATTTCACGTTGTATCAATCGTTCTAATCGTCTTCCTAATACGGCTGATTCGCCTATAAATCGCCTTTCAGGAAGCGTTATTTTACGTTTACGTCTAAAGGCTTTTACTTGATGTTCCCGCCCTTTTCGCTTACGGCTGTGGGCTTTTACATTGACAGTTGTATTGATAACAGCGCCTTCGTTGTGAGCTTCAGCATACGGAACATCAGTGCCAATGGTAACGCTATTGCGGGTTACTTTTATCTTTCGAATGGAACGTTTCAAACGCCCGGACTTTACCATTAATGAGCCTCGTGAAGCGGCTCTTTTTTGCTCTTCGCTATGCCATTCAGGCGATGGTTTACGAGCTTTCCAACGAGTAACACTTTTGTCAACCCAATTTTTACGGACAAATCTTTCCTTAGTGAAATTGACGGCTTCGATAGCGGCCATTTCAGGAAACTTTCGATACAGTTTTGAAAGGAGGTTTAATTTTCTTAAAAAATCTGGACTAATCATAATTAAGCGTTTTCTGCATTAATAATAAGTCGTATAAACATTTCTTTCATAAACGCTTCTACATCATCCTTGGTCATTCCAGCATAAGCACTTTGAGCTACATTGATACCGCCTTTATTGAACGAATCTACGTTTATAGTAATATTACGCACTTGGTTGGCTTGACCTGCTACCTTACTGATGTTTTCGCCTGTTTTTTTGTCTTTTTTCCCCGATGGCGTTAGTTTACCATCAAGAACTGGAGCTTTTAAAAGCGGACTTGCAGGAGCATTACTTACTGGTGATGTTGGTCTAGTTTTTGGGTCGGTTTCTCCTGGCGCAATTAAGTCTAAACTTTTGCGCAGGTCTTCTATTTTTTTTGCTCCAAAATTAGCAATAGTTCCCATACCCGGTATTTTAGACACAAGTTCTAAAAGCTGTTGCATAGGCATTAATAAAGCATCTAGTAATACAACGCCTATACGCTTCAATCCTCCTAAAATACCTTCAGTTTGAAAAGCTTTTTTAATACTTTCCCAATGGTCGTAGAGTGATTTGAAAGCACTTATTACCATACCCACAGGCCCTAAAAATAACATTAATGATGCACCCCAATCATCCCAATGTTTTATTGCTACAACCACAATTCCAATTAAAGCGGCAATTCCAACTATAATTAATCCGATTGGGTTCATAGTCATAGCTGTATTCCAAAGCCATTGTGCTGCAGTTACAATTTTGGTTGTTAATCCAATTCTAGTCAGCATTGGAATCATTGAAGCTCCTAAACTGATTATACCGCTTATAGCCATACTACTCATGCCTAAAGCCTGAATTAATGGCATCCAACCGCCCACGCTTCCAGCAATAGAGCTTTGTAAGTTTGCTACCCAAGTTTTAAACCCTTCATCAGCTGATTTAAATGATTGTAATTTATTCGGGTCTAGTTCCATCGTTCCTAAGCCTAAAATAAATGACATACCTGCGTCTTCTCCAGCTCCTTTGAAGATATCCGTTAGAGCTAATTGTTTAGCTTGTGCAGTTGCTCCGTTCATTGCTTTGGTAATCATTTGTACAGCTTCAAAAGAGGTTTTGCCTGCTAAATCTTTTACACCTAAACCGATGCCTTTTAATGCATCGAGCTGGGCGGGTCCCATTTCTTTTAAACTCAAATTCGCCTCTTTTATCGAATCGATGGCCTTATCCGAAAATATGCCTTGTTTGCCTGCATTTGCCATAATAGCGAGCATTTGTGAGGCATCTAAACCGAGTTCTTTTATTTGTGGACCATATTCTTTGAACTGGTCAAGCATATCGCCGTTAAGGTTTGCGCCCTTTTCATAACCCGCCTGAAGCAATGCCAAATTACTTTCAAAACTGCCTCCAATTTGTTTAGTCATCGCATTGGCCGCTTTGGCAATTTCAATACTGTCTTCATTATAAATTTTGCTTATTTCATGGATTTTAGCCCCCATTTCTTCAATATTAGAAACATCCATTTGCGACAATGCTGTTTGAGTGTTGCTGATATCATTAGTGAAATCAAGTTTTTCAGAAACGCTATCAAACAACTCCGTCATTTGATTGATTTTAACAGGGTCAAAAGCTTCTCCAATATTGGAAAACACTCTGATTTGTTGCATATTGAAGCTTTGGAGTTTTCCTTCCATCTTATCAGTTGCAGCGGATAACTTCGCCTGTACTTGTGACAGCTTGTTGTTAAAGAGCTTGTCGCTCAATTCCATCAATAGCTCTAATTTTGATTGTTTTGCCATTGTATTTTAATTTTTTTATATCTTTGTGTCAGCAAGTAAAATTATGCCTCTAACATTAGCGCTCACTGAGATAAGGAATGCAAAGCGTGAAGAGTTCAATTTAATTGAGGGTGTTATTTTACCGCTTTCCTTAAAAGCAGACCTTTACGTAAGTTTAGGTCTTCTTTTTTTGCTTCATACCAAGTTTTTACTTCCAATCCTTTTGCGTTCATTTCGCAATCAATTACTAAAATTTTATCGTTGTAAAACTTCAAGTACCTGGACTGAAATTTCCCGTCTACTTTATCTTGAGTATTATACCAAACTTCGTCAGGTTTGTTAAGAGCATCTTTGATATGCGGGAATAACTGGTGTCTGTTCTCATTCGGTTTTACATACTTCCCTTTTGTGTGAAAATCAAAGTTCTTTTCAGTTAAGATCATCTTACGTCCGTAGTAATCTTTAAAGCCCATAAAAGCCCCTGTTTTGTCCTTTTTAAACAATTCCTTTACATTGTCTGCAGTAATGCTTTCGTCAAGTGAAATAGGGTTTAAATCTGATTTAAACGAGTCCCATTTTTTTAGATCATACTTGTCAAAAGTCATGTCATTTAGCTTTTCGGGTAAACCTTTAATATCGCTGTAAAACTGTTTTTTCGTAAAAACTTCTTTTATATCACCCCGATTAATATTGAATTGACTTTCTGACCATTTCGCATTTTCAGCGTTCAGCATTTCTTGTGCGGTCTTTCCGCTCATGACTTCGCCTTCCTTTGGTGTGCGATTGTATTGCAAAAACTCACAACGGCAGCCATGACCGTTTGGCGGGAATAACTTCATAGCTTCACGGTCGCTTAAATTGAATATTTTGCCATCTAACTTGCGGTGTTCGTCTCTTACTTTGGAATCTCCTGCATCCTGATATATAACAAATGATGTTACAGTGTCCTTTTCGGATAAAAAGCGGTGATACGCTGCGGAATTTTGACCTACTGCAATGGAAAGATTGTATTCCGTAGTTAGATAGTTTTGGTTTAAATTGGCTGTTCGTTCATTGGCCAGTTTCTTAAAATCGGATTCTGATCGGATTTCGTTTTTCTCCTGGTCTATTAGCAAGTCAGTCATTGCTGCCAAACGTGCTTCCGTCTTCGATGCAGAAAATTCAAAAAGATTGTATTCCATCAATTGATATGCTAGACTATCGGGTGTATTAAACCCTGCAATAGTGCCGTAACCCGATTTTAAACCGCCTACCAGTTCCAAAGCTTCAGCAACAATTAATTGTCCTTCTGTTCCTATGGTTTTCTTTTTATTCCATATTTGACCAATCAATTGATTCGTTAAATCATCAATTATTTTTGAACTGGCTGATGCTGTAGGTACGCTAGAACCACAACAGCTATGATGAGTAATCTTTTTTCCAAGGTTTATTGGCTGGATTGTTAATTTCTTTGTTGGTATCTGATATTTCATGTTCTTTTAGTTTTGAAACGGCTTCTAAAATTGGCGTAAGCATTGCCATAAATTTGCCGTTTTCGAGTTTTGCTTTTATTTCTGATTGGGATAATCCTTCAAATTCTGACATTTGCTTTTTACCCACAATTGGAATATTGAAAGTTTCAGAAATCCAATCCTGTTCTACTTCATAATTTTGCATCAATCCCTGAACAATAGTCCAGTATTGGATTAAGTCTATTTCTTCCTTGCTTTCAATCCATTCAAAAACATCATCATCGGATAAATAGTTATAACCTTGCAATTTCAATAACGGAATCAATTCATCGTTAACTGTAAACGTAATATCACGTCTATCAGCCTGACTGATTTTATAATCTAAGGAACGTTCGTGTACTTCAGTATTCGAGCGGTTGGACTCATTAGAACCAAGTGTATTTGAACCTACAAGCACACCCGCAATTTCATTGCTATTATGTTCAATGAATTTTGAATAAACATTAAACGCATCGGTTCTGTTGGCTTCGTCAAACTTGATTGTTGTTCCTTCAGGGAATACTCCGACTGAAGCTTCAGCTAATGCCAGTAATTGTTTTTCAACATTGTCAATGTGTGTAGAGTTGTTATTATTAGTGGTTGCTGAAATTAATGGCATACCAAACTTTTCGCAAAATTCCGCCCACGATTGTGCTACGTTTCGCTTCCAAATCAAGTTAGGAATGATATCATTGATTAATCCCAAATGATTGTCGGGATTCAATTCTATAACCCACGGTTTGTAAATTGGATCATCATACTGAATGAAGTTTTTGTCTTTACCCAAATCAGGATAAATCCGCTTTTGGCTCGGTACGGTGTTACGAGGTGGTACAACTGCAAATTTGATACTATGACCATTGAACTCTAAAAACTCAATAATTCGAGTTCCTAAAATGATAGAATCAAGTTCCGTGTTTAAGTATTTGTAAAACCATTTTTGCTGAAATAGTTCAGAACCCAGTTCGTTAATTTCGCCGGTCTTTCTATTTCTAATTTGAAAGTTGATACTCAAAGTAGCCGATTTACGCAAAAGCACTTGTGTTTTGTATGTGCCATCAGTAACCAAATCATCCTGTAAATCAAAATAACGATTATAACGAGGCGTTTCGATATGCTCGATAGCCGTCAATGACATTCGCCAGGACTGAATTTGTTTTCGGCTTCGGTCTTTATAGGCTTTCGCAACCTGCATAATGATGCCGTTGGTGTTTTGCTTACCTGATTTTAGCGGTTGGGTATCGGCTTTTGCTACAGGCGCAAAATTTAGCCGTTGGTTGTTCTTAATTTTATTCAATGCGTTTCTTTTCATAAAATGTATTTTGATGTCTTACAATCGAGTTTAAACGTGTTTTAAATCGCTTTATCTACCATTTGTTATCGTTGTATGTGTTTTTGCTGGATAATCTAAAATTGTCTTTGACTTCGCCTGTAGTTTCGTCTTTCATTAATGGAAGGTCAGCGTAGCCTTTACCTTCTGCCATCATTTTGAGCCATTCGATAACATCTTGGTATCGGTTCGAGCGATGCTCTGGAATCTTGTTTGGAGCAATCGAGCAATACAAATGATATAAAGCGCAATCAATAGTTATCATTACGACATAGGCGTTACGGCTGTCCAGTTGTTCGCTGTTGTCGTCTTCAATTGGTTCTGGAAGCGGTGTAAAAATCAAAGCCACATCATAACGCCCGGCTAAATAGTTTTTGATTTGAGCAATTGCCATTTGTTCGGCACTCAATAGCTTGGTTTCGCTGTAATTTTCCAGCAATATGTTTTTGATTTCGGTTCGAATCAAAACGGCATAATCGGTGTCTTTTAAAAATCTGCTCATTAGTATCTATTTGGTTTGTCTTTTAATAATTCCTGTCTGCTTTTGGTTTTGGGTTCAAATTTGGTTACGAAAGTGATTTGATTTACTTCTACTATTGCAGATTGTAACGCATCGGGACCATCATCATTTGCACCACTTCCTTTTTCAAAAGCATACAATTGCTCGAGTAGCATATCAAAGTCAACTGATTCTTTGCATTCTTCATTAAACCAAATATTAGCACGTTCAAAATAGCCCATCATACTTTCGATACGGTCAAATTTGCCGTCTTTACTTTTTTTATCCGCTGCAACTGGAATGTACCAGCCACGCTCATCGCCTTCAAGGTCGAAATCATTGACAAACTCGTCTTGAGCAAATAAACCCTCAATTCGGTATCGGCAATTGTATTTTAAAAAGTCGTTTTGTTGTACAAAATCATACAGCCATTTAGCTACATTCATTCTCGAAGTTTTACGAACATAAGCGGCTAAAACGTGAAATTCACGCCCAATTTTACCCACTAGAATCATAGCTTTATAATCTCCAGCATCTTTATAACTTAAATCGCCATAGAAACACATTCCTTCGTATTTATCCCATTCTAATCTCCTTTTCCATTGGATTTGTTCAGGTTTAAACATTTCTCCATCTTGAATATGGACGTGCATATATTCACGCATAAAGGAGCGATAAGGAGTTTCTTCGTATTTATCACGCCAATACTGGGAGTTTGTTTTTTCTGGCCAAGTAGGTTCGAAAGTGTGTAAATCTTTTACGGCTTTGGCAGTAACTATAAAGTGTTTTATTTTTCGTTTTGCCTTTAATGCCTTTTCATTAATTTTTTCAAACTCCTTTTTTAATTGATTAATGATGGTGTTTTTATGAAAGTTATTATTAGCCACAATAAAGCGTTGTCTTTCACCTCCTTCGTCAAAACAACCTCTTAAATCCTCCCACGCCCATTCGTAAGCTTCACGAGAAAGCTTATCGTTTTTAACTCTTTTACGAGTGTCAACATCATCCATTAAGATGTAATCGGGACGGTTTTCTTCTTCACTTTCTCCACGAGGTGATTGTCCGATACTCATTGCTTTGAACTTTACACCGTCTGTTGTGGTAAAATCGCCTGATGTCCAATCGCCATAATTAAAACGCTTACCATAATCGTTGATTAATCGGGTATTCGATTTTAATTGTGCCTGAATTTTACCAATCAGTTTTTTTGCTTTTGTGTCAGTTTGACCTATAAGCATCATATAAAACAAATCTTTTGTGTAGTATAAAAACAAAGGAATTCCCATCCCTAAATGCACACTTTTTGCACCTGATCTAAATATTTCGCCAAGAAGGCTAATAATTTTATTAAATATGATTAAGAACGCCATTTCTTTATGATAAGGCGCACACGGACTTTTTGCATAGTTGGGAAAGTAATATTCAAACCACGCTATATAATCGCCTTCAAGTCTTTTGATACGGTCTAGTTTATCCTTAGGCTTTTCATTGATGTCGATGGTTGTGGCTTTCTTGATCCTAACACAATGCGCATCGTATTCCTTTATCAGTTTTTCCCATTTTGGACTCATTGCCATTATCCTTCCTGATTAATTTTAAACAAAATGAACTGTTTGTGATATTCTGTAAATAACACGGCTGTTTTTGGGTCTTGGTCTGCCATCCAGTTATCAAACTCTTTGAATACAGAAAAGACAATTTGCACACTTGTGCTACTGGATAATGTTTCGATTACCTTGTTAATCTTTGCTAGTGCATCAGCATCTATAAGCGAAACGCCGCCTTCAGCAACTGTTTTTAATTCTTTAATTAGTATTTCCCGAATTTTATGGGGCGATGCTAACATTTCGGCACGCTTGTCTTCCCAACGGCCGTCTTTTCTCCATTTTGACAAAGTTTGTTCCGATACGTCAAGTTGTTCGGAAATGGCTTTTGCCGTCATTCCGTCTTCAACAAACATCTTTTCGGCCATAACTTTTTTAGCCTGATTGGTAAGCAAATTTGACATGTTTTTATAGTGATTTAAATGCAAAAATCCCATTAAATAAAGGGTTAAGCCTTAATTGTTGCAACCCTTGCGAACAATTTTTTATGCCCTGTTTTATCCTTACATCTTTGCTGAAAAGTTTTAGAAAATGATTTTTAGAGTCCAAGAAAATACTATCACAGCTTACGGTACAATATGGTCTGGAAATGGGATGGAATTTGTTTCATTACTTTCTCTAGTAGAAGCCAAACATAAAGAGATCACTATAAAGCTTCATACTTATGGAGGTTCAGTTTTTGATGGTAACCTAATGGCAAATGCACTAAGAGATTCTAAGTCTAAAATAAGACTGGAAATTGTTGGTATTGCTGCATCAATGGGTTTTGTAATATCATTATATCTCAAAGATGTTTACATGGTTTCTAATGGTTATTTAATGGCACATGCTCCCTCTGGATATACAGAAGGAACAGCATTAGATCATGAAAACAATGCTAAGTTGTTGCGTTCCATTGAAAAAAACTTCATCAAAATTCTTATTGAGAAAACAGGGAAAACAGAAAGCTATGTAAAGAAATGGCTTGTAGGTGACAACTGGATGGATGCTGAAGAAGCTAAAAAAGAAGGCTTAATTAAAGACTTCTTAGACCCTGAAACTGAAACGGAAGATTTTAATCCTGAACAATTAGGAATGACCGAAACCTATAACCGTTTTTCTGCTTTACTAAATCCAAAAAATGATTTACATAATAATTTATCAGATACTATGAAAAAACCAATAATTGAAGCTCTAGGCCTAATAGGTGTAGATGCTAACAGTTCAGATACAGCAGTTATTGATGCTGTACGAAATCACTACGATGCAAAAATCACAAAAGCAGAAGCTGATTTGAGAATTGCCAATGAAAAAGTTGTAGTTGCTGAAGCTGCATTAAAAGAACAAAGCAAAACAGCTATTACTGCAGTAATTGAAGCAGCTAAAAAAGCGGGTAAAATTACTCAAGACCAAGTGGCTACTTATGAAAGTATTGCTGAAGCTTCAGGTATTGATGCTTTGAATACGGTTCTTGGTGCCATTCCAGCACGCAATCCTATCACTTCGCAAATACAAAATCAAGGAGGTGCTAATAACGCTCCAGTAGGTCGTGATGACTGGGATTTTGACAAATGGCAGAAAGAAGATCCAAAAGCCTTAGAAGCTATGGCCGGAAAAGAACCGGAAAAATTCAAAGAATTGTTTAACGCAAAATATAAAAAATAATGGCAGATTTAGTTGATGGATTATGGCTTGAGCAATTTGTAGAGCCTCAGCTTTTAGAAGAATTTAGAAACTATAAGGATGACTTTATAGGGACTTTCAAAGCGCCTTCTGAGGATGCAATTGATAAAGATGGTATCAAGTTCAATAAGTTAATTAATGAAATAAAATTTCATGTTAACAAGGATACTGCTTTTGAACCAGTTGACATCCCTAATAAAAAGGGTTTAGTTGAATGGGATAAATTAGATACAGACTTAACTGTAGTATCTGATAAATCAATGCGAGCTTTAGCTTTTGATAAAGAAAGTGAATTAAGAAGATTGCATAATGAAGCCTTTAGAATGGGTGTTCGAGATTATGCGTTGAGAAAAATTGCTCCAAAAGCGAATACTTCAGGAACTCCAATTTTAAGAACAACTGGAGTAGATGATGGGACTGGTAGAAAAAGAATGACGTATTCTGATATGATTAAATATTACAGCGTCCTTGAAGGTTTGAATCTTACAGATTGGGCTCAAGCCTTTATGATTCTTTGCGCTGAGCACCGTCAAGATTTGATCGAAGACAGAGGAAGTACAAATAACATTCGTGATATTGAAATTGACAAGAATACAGGAGAATTAAAGCGATTTTTCAAACTAAAGTTTTTTGAAAATAATAGCTCTGTGAAATTTACTGCGGGTGATGCTCCTGTTTCTGTAGGTGCTGTTTCTCAAACCACACATAGAAATGGTTCTTTGTTCTATTACGCTCCAAATATTGTGCATCACATCGAAGCGGTCAAAGTGCTTTACAAACCGATGATTCAAGATACGAGAAATCCTGACCCGCAATCTGAATTACGTTTGCATTGCTACGGTCTTACAGACAAAAAGCAGGAATATGGTGTGGGTGCGTTAGTTTCTGGTATTGTTGTTTAAATTTTCATGTAAGTAAGATGATAGATAAAACTACATTGAAGCAAGAAGCTGATAAGCTTTTTGCTTCTACATCCTACGAAGTGTTGTGGGGAAGTCCAGCAGGCGAATTTTTTACTTCTGAAAAAATTGGAAGTTTGAGCCTAAAGGAAGGTCAAAAGCTTATTAAGTTTGAAAAAACAGAAACAAAAGAGTTGAACGCAAACGACACTATTGCTAAAATTAAAGCAGTGACTTCATTAGAAGCTTTGAAAGAGTTTGAAGGCGATGAGCGTAAATCTGTTAAATCAGTTTATGACTGGAAACAAAAACAACTTACTGAAGCTATTAACGTAGTTGGTGCAAAAACGGTAGGAACTGCACCTGCAGTTGCAGGGAACGGAAACACAGACACCGACACCAAAAAGTAAATTTAAAACCAATTTAAACAATGTCAAATTTAGACGGTGTAAATATAGGAAAGGGCAAAGTAGGTGCTAATAGACTAAACAATGATAGACGGGTTTCGGCTATCATTGTGGGGTCTCCTGCTATTCCGGGTTTAGCATTCAAAGAGACTATTCAATTTTTTGGTTTATACGATGCTGAACAAAATGGAATTACTCCTGCCTTTGATGAAGAAAACAACGTAAACGTGTATCGACACGTGCGTGAGTTTTATAGAAACGCAGGCGAAGGTGTTCCGTTAAACTTTATGGCAGTTGCGCAAACGGAAACGTTGAAAACAATTGCTCAAGATACTGCAGGCGATAAACTGAAACGTTTGCTTATCGATTCGGATTACAAAGTACGTCAATTGGCGATTGCTTTTAATCCTATCGAGGATGAAGAAAATCCAATCGTTCACGTTGACGGTTTAGTTCCTGAAGTATTCGATAGCATTCCATTGGCACAAGGAACTGCAGAATGGGCTTATGATCAGTTTATGCCTACTCACATTTTTATTGAGGGTTATAACCTTAACGGGTTAGCTTCTGTAGTTCCTGATTTGCGAGATATTGAAAATGTTGAAGCAACAAAAGTAACCTTGGTAATTGGTCAGGACTGGCAATATGCAGAAACCAAAACAGGCGATGCTCAAAAGTTTGCCGATGTAGGTACAATTTTAGGAGTTTGCGCAGCTGCTGCTATTAATCAAAATATCGGTGACAATGAAGCTTTCAATTTAACCGATGCAACCAAACAAGCTTGGTTGGTCCCTGGACTATCAAATCACAAAACCAATAAAGAGGTGTATGCCGAATTACAGACTTTTGAAAACAAAGGTTATGTATTCGGGGTTACTTATCCTGGTCTAGCGGGTGTGAGAATTAACAATGATCACGTTTGCGCTCCTGTAAAAATTGACAGCGAAGGCAATATGAATGAGCATACCATTGCTTACGGTCGTGTGATGGATGATTGTGCTAGACAGTTGAGAACGGCTTATTTGCCAAAAATCAAAAAGACTTATCCAGTAAACGCTGCGGGAAAATTGCCTACTGGTGTACGTGTTACATTGGAAACCATTGGCGATGATATTTTTGCTGATATGGTTAACGCTGTAGAATTGTCTGCAGGAAAAACAACCGTTGATCCTGAAAGTGATTTGCTGGTAGCTAAAGAGTTGAAAGTAGCTTTCAATATACAGCCTACTGGTGTTCTTGGCTACTTAAACGGAACTATTAACCTTAAAGCGAAACAATAATGGCTACAATTACAAGAAACGGAAAAGCCTACGATAGTGCCGATTGTGAATGTTTTATGAATGCTGTACCAATTGAAATCACTACAGCTACTTACGGAAACGAGCAAGAACATCAATTAAACCACGGTTTAGGGTCTAACGCATCCAGCTGGAGTAGAGGCAAAATAACACCAAGTTGTACGATAGGAATTATGATGCACGACATCACGCCTATTGAGTTAGCGGCTAAAGGTGGCAGTATCTTGAATATTGCGCCTTTCTACATGGTTTTCACATTTACCAACGAATTCAACATCATTGTTACCGATCGTGTTTTGGTCAAGTTCCAAAACGAAGGTCGTGAAGTTACTGGCGAAATGGGGCTTAAAAAAGAATACACAATGTTCGCTCTAAAAGTAGAATTGAACGTAGCAGCATAATTACACATTCATTTTCATTTTTCACTCGAAGCCCTCTTGAATTATGGGAGGGCTTTTTTTAAATCAAATTTAAACACAATAATATAATGGCAAATTTAGAAGCTAAAAAAGATACAAAAAAGCAAGTCAGTCAAGAAGTGATTGAGAGAGTAGGCGGCGTTGAAAGATTACAGCGTATTGAACTTCCATTAGATGATGATGGTAATGATTTCATTGAGGTTATTGTTTGTATTCCAACCCGTGCGACTATGGGAGAATATCTAAAGTACAATAATGTCAATCCTGCCAAAGCTCAAGATATTTTGGTTAAAAACTGCCTGCTTACAGATAAAGAGCAAGTGCTGGCAGATGATGCTTTATTCTTGACTTGTGTAAGTGCATTGGCAGAACTGATTCCAATTAGACAGAAGGTAATAAAAAAGTACTAGCCGACTGTACAGGACTTATACAGGATGATGGCTTTGACAACTCTTTCAAAATTGATGCTATGATTAGCCACATTCTGCACATTCCATTTCCTGAACAGTTGGATGATGTTGTTTGGGCTCAAAAATGGGCTCAAGTAAAATGGTTAATTGAAAACAAGATGGTCGCTCCTAAACAACCCGTGTAATGCCTATAACTGATGCTTATAAACACGTCTTTGATGATGTGACGGCTTTTCCTAAAAATATCACTATTGATTTAGTAGCTCGCTATGCTGCTGCCTTCGGGATGATGGCAGCGGGCAAAGCGATTGAAAAGGTTTTTATTGAGAAAAAGGAAAACAGAGATTACAATTTCAAGTATTTGCCTTTGCAAGATGGAGGAATAGAATATGTAAAGTTTTATGTTCCTGGACTCGAACCTTTAGAATTTAATGCACTGTTACACGGTGCTAGAGGGACAATTTTTGCTCCTCCTTTATTGATGGGTTTTGACCAAGAAAAATCACTAATCGAAACCGAGGTCAATGATGATGATCCAATAGTAGTGGAACTCTGGGGTACAAAGCCTTGGAATATCACAATAAACGGTTTGTTGATTGATTTAGATCATCGGATTTATCCAACGGATGAAGTACGAAGGTTAAATCAAAACTGGAAAGTTAATGGAGTGATTAAAGTGGTTGGACTTCAATTTGAAGAGAGAGATATTGATAGTATCTATTTCCGTTCCATAAGTTTTACTTCAGTAGAAGGTTATCAAGACACGGTACAATTTTCGATAAATGCAAGTTCAATAAAAGCCGTGAATTTCACGCTTTTGAAACCGAATAGTTAATGAATTATCTGTATTACAACATCAGTTTGAGAATTACGATTGCTGATAAATTACAGTTTACGGTTTGCCAGTCTATTCACATCGAATCCAGCGTACAAGTGCTGGCTAATAATGCTAAACTGGAATTGCCTAGGGAATTTAGAAATGCAGTTGACAAAGTGGGTAAATCTATAAATATTTCGGGAAAATCTATTTTGGATTTTATGAAACGTGGCGATGCTGTTAAAATTGAATTGGGTTATGATGGAAAGCTTGAGACAGAATTCGAGGGCTATATTACGAAAATTGGGGCAGAAATGCCTTTGCTTTTAGAATGCGAAGATGAAATGTTTCAACTCAAGAAAGCTCCTAGAGTTACAAAGTTTATAAAGTCCGGAAAGCTAATTGACATCTTGAAAGCCGTAGTACCCGATACATATAAAATTGAGTGTAACGGAGATTACAGTATAGGAAAATGGCTTATCGAAGATGCAACTCCTTACAACGTTCTGGAGGAGCTTCGGGACAAAGCAGGAATCAGAGCCTACTTCAAAAATCCTACTACTTTGTGTGTTGGGATGATTGTAGATTTTAAAGCCGAAACGGTTCATAAATACAATTTTAGCGAAAATGTGAGACGTGGCAGTAGTTTGAAATTCGAGCAAAAAGAGAGTAAACCTATCTTTTTGACAGTCGAAAGCAAACAAGCCAATGGTTCGGTTCTAACGGTATCGGTTGGCGAAAAAGGAGGCGATGAAAAGAAAATGAAGCTTTGGCCTAATATGACTAAATCGGAGCTTGAACTTTGGGCAAACAAGCAACAAACGAGCGTTTCTTATAGTGGTTTCGAAGGAAGTTTAGACGGTTGGTGTGAGCCAAGAACCAAGCCCGGACACGCAGCGCAATTGTACAGACCTTTTTATAAAGACAGACATCAAGATGGCAGGTATTTTATTGAAAGTGTAACCATTGATGTGAATGGTAGTGACGGCATAAAACGGACTAATAAATTGAGTTATAAGCTATGAGTGAATTTGACGAATTATTTAAACTAGCCGTAAATGGCTCAAGGAATAATAAACGAAAAGGCAAATTTACCTTAACTGTTGGAACTGTTAAAGCAGTCGAAGGTGATACTTGTACAGTCGATAATTATGAGGATGTTCGATTGAATGCCATAATTGAAGATACAAATAGCCAATTTACAGTTTATCCAAAATTAGGCTCGAAAGTGATTATTGGGCGTTTAGAAAATGAAGATAACGCCTTTGTTGTTGGGGTTTCGGAGATTGAAAAACTGATTATTAAAATTGATAATCAGGTATTCGAAATGAAGGATGGAAAGTTTACGATTAAAAGCGGAAACATTAGTCTTAAATCGATTTTAAACGATGGTTTTGACCAACTGGGTAAAGCTATAATAATGACACCATCCGGACCAGGGAAATTTTCAGCTGCAGACAAATTAGTATTTGCTGATTTAAAGGATAAAACAAATCAATTACTAAGCTAATGGCATTAAACGATATCGCATTTAAAAACAAAATAATCGCTCTGCAAGATGAAATGATTCAGGCTGATGATTATGACACCGCAAAGGTTGTATATGCTGAAAAATTGATGCTAGCAATAAAAGAATACATAATGTCAGGAACTGTTAGCGTAACTGTAACCACTACAGGAACGGCAACCAATCATACAGGAACAGGAACTGGAGCAATAAGCTAAAAATGAGACAGGATATATTGAGAGACGAAAACGGAGCTTTGGCTTTTGCTAATGGCGATTTTGCTACTGGCCAAAGCGATCAGCAACACGTTATGGACATTCTGGACTTACAGCCAGGGGAATTAAAAGAATTTCCTCTAGCGGGTTTTGGAGCTATCAATTATATCAAAAGAACAATTACTGCAGATGAGTTTAAACGTGATTTAAAACTTCAGTTAAACTATGATGGTTATAACAATGCAACCATTGACACCAGTAAAGGAATTGAAAATTTAAACATTGAAATATGAGAATGATAAATTATTTTTTAAAAGGATTCGGTTTTGTCTCCTTGGATGAGTTTCTAAAGAGTGCATTCGGGTTCATTTACACATCAACTTCAATCATTAAAATCGATTTAATAGTGGCTTTTATCTTCTCAACTGTTAGTTTCTTGTTTGGTTTCAATCATTTGTTTTTAATCGCTTATGTAGTCTTATTAATTTCCGAATGGTACACAGGAGTTCAGGCTTCAATGAAAAGAGGCGAACGCCACGAAAGCAGAAAGTTTGGCAGAATGATTTTGAAAATAGCGACCTATTTAGTCCCGATTTACATCCTGAACACTTTTGCTAAAAATGCCGATTTTATCAAAATAGTGGATATTGAATTAGATCCGTTTGCGTGGTTGTATTGGGCTGTTTTACTGGGTATTATTTGGCAGTTGTTGGTTAGTTTATTGGAAAATTTAGACAGTTTAGGAGTTCGTTATGCGAAGACATTAATTCGAATAATCAATAAAAAGTTTTACAAACAATTTGAATTAGATGAGCAAGATAACAGTATTACATAATCAGTCATTACAAGACATAGCATTACAGCGTTGTGGCACAATCGAAGCTATGTCCGATATAGTGAAACTAAACAATTTAAGTTGGACACCTGATTTAGTTCCTGGACAAATCATACAGATTCCTTCCAAAGATTATGGCTTTCAGGAAGTGATTAATTTTTTTAGTGCAAATAAAATAGACCCCGCTAACGCATTAACAGATGAAAACAAAGCCTTAATAGAAGGTAATTCAGGTATTGGGTTTTGGGAAATAGAAAACAATTTTATAGTACAATAATGGCTAGAACGGTAACACAAATACATGACGGAATGCTTACTGATATTACTTCAAACGAGGTTTTGTCAGAGTATTTAAACTCAAATAGCATCTATGCCATTTATAGGCTATTTACGTTCATTATTGCTTATGCTCTTTGGGTTTTTGAAAACATTTTAGATAATCATTTTTTTGAAATCAATGACAAATTAGCCAATCAAAAAGCTGGTACATTGCCTTGGTATCGTGCTATGGCTTTACGATTTCAATATGGTTTTGATTTAGTCCAGGACAAAGATTATTTTGATAATGATTATGCTAATACAGAACAAATTGAAAATTCTAAAATTATCAAATATTGTGCTGTGAATGAAGCCACAGACAGCAGTCGTGTAATTATTAAAATTGCTGGTGAAGTTGACGGAGTTCTTTCAGATTTTACAGACCCAGCACAAGTAGAAGCAATTGAAGCCTATTTCGAAGAAATTAAAGTGGCTGGTACTAAAATAACGATTATCAATTATAAAGCTGACAAGCTATTTTTAAACCTGAGAATTAAACGGGATGCCTTAATTCTTACGGATACTGGCATGAGTAAATTAAACGGAAACTATCCAATTAATGAAGCCTTGCAGGAGTTTATGAAGGAATTGAAATTTAATGGCGAATTACAGCTGTCGGCATTGATAGACAAAATACAATTGGTACCAGGCGTTTTAGATGCCACCATATTAAGTGCAGAAAGTTCTTGGATTGAGCCCGAACTAGATGGTTATGGAATCCCTCAGCCTATTTTCATTTCAAAGGTAGCCGAAAGCGGTTATTTCAAAATAGTAACATTTGACAATATAAGCTATGTGGTTTGAAATTAACTGGAACGTATTTGGAGTGCAAAACCTTCCTAATAAATGGCGTGATGTTCATTCTATATCTTTTTTAAAAATACTGCTTCGTCCTATTGATGAACTTTATTACAAGTGGTACAATTGGCGAATAGACAACATTTACAAATTAGATCATACAAACCAAATATGCTATTTAAGAGGTTCATTGAATGACAGATTTGACCCGATAGAAAGGCGGATTTATATAGGTGATGGTCTGTTTTATGAAACGCTGTACATTTTTACTGAAGCTGAAGAAAAAACGGTTTGGTTGCATACAGAATCTGAAAACGAAACGCTATGGTTAAGAACCGAATCTGAAACGGCTGATACGGGTTTAGACTTCATTGTCTATGTTCCTGAAGAATTATATAATGATGTTTATATAATGGAAGGTTTAAAGGCTCATATCAAATTTTACAAAGCTGGCGGAAAACGCTTTAATATTTTTATAGATGAATAGTACAAATTTTATACAAACTGGGGGTTGGCCACTAGATGCCGAAAGATTGCAGGAAATGCAAACGGCTTACTCAATTTTCAATTCGTTGGGAGCATTGGCGGGTAACTTGACCATTATTTCGGGTTGTGAAACCGTTGGTACTACTGTAGGAAACGGTTTTGTTTATATAAATGGGGAACTACTAGAATTTCGGGAGGCTACTGTAGCAGTAGGTTCTACTGTTATCATAATTGAAGAAGCTGTTAATAGAGCTTTTAAAAATGGTATCTCCAAGCAGGTGCATGCAATTCGTTATGCCACATTTGGCACGGCGGGAACGTCTTGGCTGTGGACTAATTTTAAAAAAGTAGATCCACTTACTGTGATGATGGGTAAAATTGCATTGCTTGAAAAAAAGACAGCAATTTTTACGGCGGGCGGTGCAGCTTTTCCGTGGTTTAGACCTATTAGTGAAATTCCTGCAGGATTTCAGGAAATAATCGATATCCGTGGTAGAACCATCATTGGATATGACCCTACTCAAACTGAATTTAATTCAATTGGTAAAGCGGCGGGGCAAAAAAACAAAACTCTTAGTATAGCAGAAATACCTGAACATGATCATGGATTGTCAAAAATAAAAAATTACACTTCAAACTTTGGTACTCATGGATTTTATGACCGATCGAATGGTGCTGGAGATGGCGCATTAAAAACAGACAAAACGGGTGGCGGTCAGTCTTTCTCAATTCTTAACCCCTACAAAGTAGCAGCATATATTGAATTTATAGGTTAAAAAATTATGGCAACAATATCAGAAATATACAACTGGTTTATGACCGGAAAGAAACCTACACAAGCACAATTTTGGGCTTCGTGGGGTAGTTTTTGGAATAAGAGCGAACCAATACCACAAAGTGCGGTTTCAAATCTTACAACTGTTTTGAATGCAAAATCAGAAAAGACACAGTTTGATGCTCATAAAATAGACCCAAATGCACACGCTGAGTCTATAGGAATGAAAACCGATAAAGGGGATTATGAAGGCACATCGGGAGATTTAGACAGCCGAATAGCAGCTATTGAAAACCCTGACCGTGTTTTGAAATTTGGAACAATTACCGTTACAGGACTTAACGTTGATATTGCCAGCAATGCTTTTTCTTGGGTCTTGAATAAGCAAGAGTTTTTAACTCCTGCTGTTTTTAACGACACTTTAGACGCTGCAACTACTGGAATGTATCGCTCCGATGTAGTTGTCGGTACACAAACAGGAGGTTATGATATTATCACAGGAGATGAAGCCGCAACGGGTGCGGGTGCTACTGAAAAAGCACCTCCTGCAGGAACTATTAGGCTAGGTTATATATTTCTGCAGGGCAATACGGTTCTAGGTTCTGGAAGTGCTCCAGCTGAAGAAAAATCAACTATTATTGATACTGATAGAATTGTTTTTGATAATTCACAAAACAGTTACGCAAAGGCTTCTATCAAATTATCGAATTTTAAAACGGTCTTAAAAGTGTGGCTTGATTCTTTTTTTAAAGATCGATATGTAACTATTGTTGATAATGTAACTACTGCTTACACGCTTCAACTTTCGGATGGAACAAAAAACACATTGATTCGGCACAATAACGCCTCAGCAATTACCGAAACAATTCCCGCTAATGCTACAGTAGCCCTCCCTATTGGAACTGAAATAAAGTCTATTTCTATAGGTGTTGGATTAAGAACTGTTACACCCGCAGCTGGTGTAACTATTCTAAATCATGTTTCGCTGACATCAGCTCAAAATCAAATGATGCGGTTTATTAAAACAGCAACAAATACATGGGTTGTTACTGGCGATGTTGGTTTTGAAAAAGATATAAAGTTGACAAATTACCCATCGACTAGGAATGATGGCACTTTGCCGACTAATAAGACTTTTTCTGTCGATAGCACCGGCAATTTGAAATTATATTCGATGGCTATTTTGCCTGCTCCATATATTGCAGAATTAATACCTGATTCATATTTACCCTCTACAACTGGTAATATTCAATTGCTAGGTGAGTTTTTCATTCCTGCAATGTGCTTGTCTGTTAATTTGAATAACGGAAATGGCATTCAAATAACAGGTCAAACGATAAACTATGCCACATTTGTAAATTCTCAAAAAATACTTTTGAATGTAACGACTGGTTCGGCAGAGGGAAGCTTTTCGGTTACGTGTAATAATGGTCTTAGTATTACTAAAGCCAATGCTTTATTGATAGTTTTGGGAACTGTTTTTACTCCAAAATTTAGTGATTGGACCAGTCAAATTAATATAGATGTTTCTGATACTGGAGTAGCAAAAATAGCTACTTATAATTCATTAGGTACTGCAAAAGCTACAAATATAACGATTAATCATTTGAAGAATTGGGAAGTTAGATTTTCATTTCAAAGAAGTCCTTTAGGTGATGTGCAAACTGCGTACGGGATTTATGAGTTTACGTTTAATTTACAAAATAGCGTTGGTAACAATATTATTCGCCATACTTTTTATGTAAATCATGTCGCTGGAAATATATATGTAACAGGTGCAACTGCAACAGAATCTAATTCAATTATAAAACAATTTGCCGTACCCGGAGCTGACATTGATAGATTAATCGCTTTTGAAGCTAAAACAATTCAAATACGTTTTATAAGTGGTATTTTATATACATACATTGATAATACTCTAGTTAAAACATGGACACAAACAGTAATCGATGATTTATTTATTACTGTTAGCTTAAAGCAATTTGATATTAAGGGAATAAAATACATTGAACTAGCAACTTAAAACCATGAGCGCACAATTAGTTATAGAATATATAGTAGAGCAACACGGAATTAATTTAAATACTTTGACCGATCAGGATTTTGGTAATTTTTCTTGGCTTAACGAACGTGAGCCTGTCTCAAACATGAAAGGCGAAAAGGTCTCCAAGTCTTATTATTACAAGAACACAAAAGAAGCTATCAGAATTGAGTATTCTAAGATTGTTGGAGATCACGAATACAACGGAGTAACTTATCCTGACACTTATCTAGGCTGGAAAAAATTTATGTGCTGGATAGATTGGGCGGGCGAAATTGCAGTTCGAAAAGAAATGCAGCCGTATTTCTTCAATTTAGAGCCTGTTTTTATTGGCGATGGCACAGAAACGATTATCGGATTTTCAAGCCAAAAAATGCGTAAATCAATGAAAGAGGAACGTTTTGCTGCAGATGATTATTTGCAGTCAAAAAATCCAATGTTGTATGATCTATTGTATAACAGGTACACCGATGAATACAACAGATATTTGAGAACTGGTAATAAAACCAGTTTGGTAACTGCTTTGAACGCTGAAAGTGATTCGGCTATTAATGCAGTTTTCAACAATGAAGTTTTTGGCTATGAGCCAATGACAATAAAAGAATTAATAATTATGAATTTACAGTAATGAAAAAATTATTTATTGAAATCTTGTTTTTAGTTGTTGCAGCAGTGGTTTTTCCTTTGCTGTTTGTAGTTGGCTTACTATATACATTGGGTAAGCATTTCTACTATTTAGATTATTCTTTATCTAAACAACTTGTGCCAATAATCAGAAGTATCAATCTTATCCTTGACGGCTTAGCCAATGCAGGAGCTGGAGAATTAATGAACGATGTTTACAAAGTAAGTGGATCAATAAAGTATGGTAAATGGTATCAAACTATTTCGGCTGTTACTGGCTTGCTTTTACTTCATATAAAGGATATAAAGCTTCGGTTATTCCTGGACAAAGTCTTAGGAAAAAACCATTGTATTGAGGCAATTAGTGAGGAGGATAAATATTATTATTATAAAAATCATATAGAATGAAACCAGAATTATTTGTAAAAATGAATCTTCCACACGCAAAGCAAGTGGAAGCAAAAACAGGAATTTTAGCAGTTGCCACTTTAACGCAGGCAGCGCTTGAAAGTGCTTGGGGTGATGTTGCACCAGGGAATATGTTTTTTGGCGTTAAAGACACTGATGGCGTTAACGGAAATGAGCAATTAATTACTACTAGTGAATATACAAGAAGTGCCAAAAACCCGATGCCTTTCCCTATCTCATCAACTCCAATTATTAAAAATGGTGTTAAAATGTTTAAGCATAAAGGGAAGGATTATTTTAGAAAATATGCCACACCTGAAGAATGTTTTAATGATCATGCTCAGTTTTTTTTAAAGAATAAAAGATATGTAAAAGCTTTGACTGTTAAGAACGACTATAACAGGTTTTTCGAAGAAATAGCCAAAGCAGGTTATGCAACTGATCCTAATTATGCAGACACTTTAAAAGCGGTGTCCAAATCGATTGTAAAGCACATTAAATAATATGAAAACATTAAAATATATACTATTAGCATTATTTGTTTTCAGCTGTAAAACTAAAACAGTTACACTTGAAAAAACTAGAGAAAAAGAGATTTCAGAAATGAAACGGCATTTCGATTCTATGTTTCGATTGTCAATAAAACATGAATTAGACTGGAAGAAAAGCCAATTAGCCGTTAACAGCAATATGGTTTTAACAAGTTTTGTGGAACTGGATAGCTCAGGCAATAGAAAGCCTTTCCATTTCAAACATTATGTTGATGGAGATTTAAAAGAAGAAATCTATTTAGAAGGTGGCGAAATCAACACCCAAACTGAAACCAAAGAAACAAAAGCAACCGAAAAAAAGGAGGAATCCAAAGTAGAAAAAGGCAGGATTGAGGTTGATGTCGGTGAGAAAAAAGCAACCGATAAACTTAAATTAGACAAAGCCAAAAAAGCAGAAACAAAAGGTTTTCAATTTGGATTCTATGTATGGTTATTAGTGCTGATTATAGTAATAATAATTCTTTCTTGGATTGCAAAAAAGTTCAAACTTCCTGATAAGTTTGTTTCATTATTCAAGACAATAGGCGGGTTAAAAAAGCCCTCCAACATTTAAAAAAACTTCCGAGGGTAATTTTAAATAGCAACAAAGCCACAGCGTTGGAGGACTAAATAAGTCTTCTAGTGCTGTGGCTTTGCTATTATAATTAATCCCTCGGACTGCAAATATACTACTTATGAAAAGAAGATTAAAACAAAAAGCATTTGTAAATAAAGAAATTTACATTGATAACATTAGAAAAGATTATGAAAAAATTAAATTACGATTGGTCAAAAAGCCATGATTATCCTAAGTTAAATGGACTCAAGGTGTTTGGTACTTTCGTATGTGGAGGTGGCTCTACTATGGGATATAAGTTAGCGGGATTCGAACACTTAGGGGGTGTTGAAATTGATAAAAGAATGGCTTTAGTATATCAAATCAATCATAATCCAAAATACTTTTATCTTGAAGATATTAGAGAATTCAATAATAGAACTGACCTGCCTAGAGTACTTTACGATTTGGATATTCTGGACGGTTCGCCACCTTGCAGTACGTTTTCAATGTGTGGAAAGCGTGAAAAAGGCTGGGGTGTTGAAAAGGTATTTAAAGAAGGGCAAAAACTACAGACATTAGATGATTTGGTATTTGTTTATTGCGAAACGATTGACAAGCTAAAGCCAAAGGTCGCTATACTTGAGAACGTTCCGGGCATTGTAGCTGGAAATGCCAAAGGCTATACCATTGAAATAGTGGAAAGGCTTAATGAATCGGGCTATGATGTTCAGATATTCCAGTTAAATAGTGCTACTATGGGAGTTCCTCAAGCGCGTGAAAGAGTGTTTTTTATTGCTAGACGAAAGGATTTAGGTTTCAGTCCATTGGTGTTGGACTTCCAAGAACCGCCAATACTCTTTAGTGATATTGTTGAAAAGAATTCGACAACTCATAAGCCTTTGTGGCCATCAATTAGCATAAGATGGCCGTATATAGAAAAAGGCGATCAGAATATGAAATTTGCCGATGCTAAATACCGAAACAAAACAACATATAATGCTTTCTTTAGTACAACAATACTTTATGATAATGTTGTAGCACCTACCTTAACGAGTTCGGGAACTACAGTGTATTATGATGAGGTTAGGAACTTAAATGATGAAGAATACAGAAGGATGAGCAGTTTTCCTAAAGATTATGATTTTAACGATATGGACGCTAGATATGTTTTAGGAATGAGTGTACCGCCATTAATGACCGCACATATAGCAAGTGAAATAAAAAATCAGTGGTTTTCTAACTGCTAGAATACTACATAAAGATACAATAAAACAACAGATTACACTAATATTTAATTAATAAAATGACGCTAAAAAGCAAAAGATTTACACAAGCCCCATTACCTTTTATGGGGCAAAAGAGACGGTTTTTAAACCAAGTTAAAACAGTTTTAAGCAATTGCCCGGACAATGCAATTTATGTTGATTTATTTGGTGGTTCGGGGCTATTATCCCATACAATCAAACAGCATTACCCTAATGCAAATGTGGTTTACAATGACTATGATAATTATAGGTTACGGCTTGACAATGTTAGCAATACCAATAAGCTAATAAGTGACATTCGGGCAATTGTTGCTGAATGTCCAAAGGATAAAAGGATTTTAGAACCTCAAAGGAGTTTGATTATTAAAAGAGTACAGCAGGAAGAGCAAACTACTGGCTATGTTGACTACATTACTTTGTCTAGTAATGTGCTTTTTAGTATGAAGTACGTGCAATCATGCGCAGAACTGGAAAAGGAAACGCTGTATAATTGTATTAGAATGAGTGATTACAATGCTGACAATTATCTTGATGGAGTCATTGTCGAATCCCTCGATTACAAAGAACTTTTCTCAAAGTACCAATATCAAAATAATGTGGTGTTTTTAGTTGACCCACCATACCTTAGTACAGAGGTCGGGACGTATAAGAATTACTGGAAACTAAAGGATTACCTAGATGTTCTTGACGTGCTAAACGGCACGAATTACATATATTTTACATCCAACAAATCAAACATAATTGAGTTGTGCGAATGGATGGCTAATAAGCCTGCATTGTACAATCCTTTCGCTGGGTCAACTACCAGTACAGTCAATAACCAAGTTAATTACAGTGCGAGTTATACCGACATTATGCTGCACAAGGTAAATTATGAATTTAAATAG